TAATATGAATAGATACGCAATTCTTTTACTTTCAGCGTCAACAGCCTTTGCCACTATTGATGGCGATAGGCCTGATTTAAACGTAGACGCAATCGACGATATCAAACCACATCAATTGGTTTACGATCCTTGTCCGTACGCTCATGATATCATCGTAGCGACCATCATTATGGAAGCAGGTGGTGAATATCACGTCGGAGCACTCGAAGGTGTATACGAAGTGATAATGAATCGTGCCAAAAAGCGTAACAAGACACCAGCGCAGGTGTGTTTACAGAAATGGCAATTCTCTTGTTGGAATGGAAAGGCTGATGGAATGAAGGCACTAGAAGATACGATTGCTGAGGCGAAAAAGCATCCACGTTGGAAAATTGCACAAAACATTTTAGGTAAAACCACAAACTTTACGAAAGGCGCTGATCACTATTACGCTGATTATATTGACGAGCCTTATTGGGCGTCGAGTATGACACGAACTGTGAAGATTGGTAAACACATATTCTTTAAATAAATCATTTACATTCACTCAAACTTAGATTATAATTAAATTATGAAAACATTCGCTTATATCGTATTAGCTCTTAACATTGGTATTATACCAATCAACTATCTTTCAGGAAGTCTGACATCTTCCTCTTTAATTCTCAACTTATCAGTTTCTGCAATTATGATTGTAAACTTATTTGGACTTAAAACGTATGACAACTAATGTACACAAACTCTAACAGACATCGTATGGGTACACACCAAAGCAAAGTTAATAAACTTAAAGAAGGTGATGACATCTTATATTCCTGTGGCGATATGATAGGCAGCGGCACAGTGTTTCAAATTAAAGAAACTGAAATCATTGTGCAAACAGGCAATGGGGCTCGTGGATTAGAGTACGTAAACAAGTCTCAAGTTATCTTTAAATAAGAGTGTACAAGTAAGTCAATCTTGTAGTATAATAGTATTTATGAAAATTAAAACAAGAAAGTTTCAAAAAAATGGCCAAGTGGCCGCAGTAGACGACAAGTACACGGGTTCAGAACCTACATGGGCTAACGTCGACACGAAAGAAGCATACGACAAAAAACTATCGTCTGCTCTTAACTTTTATAACTATTACCTTGATCGCGATGACTACATCCCAATCATTCACGATTATATGCTTACTCAAGGATATGATCAGAAGGACTGTAAGCTTATTCAAAAGGTACCTAAAACTGCAGGTGAAGTAATGATCACGGGTAAATTGTGCCGAATGTTCAACATGGGTGCACCAGACTATTATGACTATAAAAAAGTTGTAAAGACCAACATCAGCTTAATGCTTAATCAAGCCGAATTGGTTAAAGAAACTAAAAAGGCAGTTGATCCTAACGCTAAGCCAAAGCCTAACGTTCATGAAATTATGAAAGAAAAGGTAAGGACTTCTATTCTATGTGAACTCGAAGGCATGCTTGATTCGTGGTGCACAAGTGATACGAAGGTAGTTAAATTTCCATTAGCCACTGTTATGCGCGGTGAAAACATTCCAGTTTCAGCGACAGGTGAAGTCAAACAATGGTTGACTAAACAGCGCAATGAATACAACGAAGCTTTTGAAAAGACATGCGATCAAATGGTCGAAGGCTATTCTTATCTAAGTAAGCCAGGATTACGTAATCGTATTAAAGCACTTGACGATATGCTAAATGAATTAGTACTCTATAAATCAAGTAAAGCTGCATCGCGTAAACCGCGCGTTAAAAAGCCTAAATCAGCTATTAAGCAAATTCAAAGGTTGAAATACCTAAAGGAATCGAAAGATCATGCGATACAATCATGCGATCCTACGCGGATTATTGGTGCGAATAAATTCTTTGCCTTTAATACGAAGTATCGTAGACTTACGGTGTTCAACGCTAATAGCCGTGATGGGTTTATGGTAAGTGGCACATCAATTAAAAACTTTGACGAAACAACCTCCTTTGCTCTTACACTACGTAAGCCACAGGATTATCTTCCGATTATAGCAGCAAAGACTGAAAAGCAAATTGAGAAAGCGCTCAACGAGTTAAAGACAAAGCGTAAATCCGCGAATGGTAGGATTAACCAAGACACCATTTTAATAAGAGCGCTATGAGTAAAAAACAAGCGGTGGTAATTAAACCATCAATCACAAAAGAAGAATTACGAATACAAGTTGAAAAGTTAGTAGCACACGATGGAATGACTTACACTGAAGCTATTATTGAAATATGCGAAAGAAAAGAAATCGATCCAGCTGACATGGCTAAGCTTGTCAAAGGACCACTAAAACTTAAACTAGAAGTCGAAGCAATGGATAGGAATATTATTAAACGTACTACTGGAACATTGTTTTAATTATGACTAATGACCCTATAATTACTTACTTTGTTTTTTGGTTTTTTCTCATATTCCTTTTATTTTTTCAATGCGCAAGAGTCGCAATAATTAATAAAGAAAGACAATTTCAAAGTGAAGAAGAAAACGATAAAAAAGAAAGTTAAAGTATATAAAGGTGATAAGAGTGGAAAATGGATATATCAACATTGTTTTAAAATGACAGTCGAAAAAGAAAAAATAATAATAGAAGCAGAATTAGATGATAAAGCATTTGCTGTTGGAGATTTTATCCAGCAGTTAGGTGATGTACAAGAGCAAAAGTTTGAAGCTCTTTGGAATGAATGTAAAGAAAAAGAATGGATCAAAGGCATGGATGAAACTGAAGCGAAAGATTGGCTTTTTGATTACGTGTTTAATGGTTGGGAAAAAGATAGTTCTGGGTATGAACAATCATTTTCTGAAACTTTAGATGAGACTAATATGTATGACGTAAAATATTACAATTAGTAAGATTAAATGAACGGATATCAAACATATCAAATTTACCAATCCTTAAAGTTACACTTTACTTCAAATTATGATGCAGTAAAATATAACTTTAAAACCGCGGTGCGAGAAGATACGTTTGAGCGAAGACGCGATAGATACTTTTTCGAGAAACTTTCTCGAAGATTCAATAAGGAAAAACTTATACAATACTTTACAGCTAACCTCGTTAAAGATCCAAATGTTTGGATCGGCGATATGAAGGATAGCATATATGATGATTATGTTGCGCGTTACGATAAACTTACGTATATGGTAACTCAAGACATGAAATTGATGACTGAAAAGGGGTATAGTTTTAACCAAATATGTTCAACCTCTGATAACAACAGTACGAATCCGCTACTGGAATCACTTAGGAGTGACGAAATTCATCCTGAATCTGTCGTCCTAGTGGACATATTGGTTAACTTCCTTAAACGCTTGAAGGGCGAATTAATCGACCCTTTAGGTATAAATAAAGATCTGATTGATTTACTTTTAAAGTATAAATTGATCATGCTACAAAGTCCATTACCACGAGGGAAACTAAAAGAAAAGCTGTTAAACACCTTTACAAATTAGTGAACTTATGTTAATATAGATCTTGTAGTTAACTAAATAAAATACATTGTTAATACACTGCAATACAAATAAGAAAGATACATATATATGTCGTTTGAACAACTAAAACAAAGTCGCAATGATGCGATTTCAAAACTAGTGGCAGCTTCTGCTACTAATTCAGAAAAGAAAGACTATGGTGATGACCGAATGTGGAAACCCACTGTAGATAAAGCAGGAAATGGATACGCTGTTATTCGATTCCTTCCAGCCGGAGCAGGTGAAGACTTGCCTTGGGTGCGTTATTGGGATCATGGCTTTAAAGGTAGCACTGGTCGTTGGTACATTGAAAAGTCATTGACTTCTATTGGTCAACAAGATCCGGTGTCAGAATTAAATTCACAGCTTTGGAACACAGGCCGTGATGAAGATAAGGAAATCGCACGTCAGCGTAAGCGTCGTCTACACCATGTCTCAAATATTCTGGTTGTTTCTGATTCTGCTAATCCTGCAAATGAAGGTAAGGTATTCCTTTATGAGTATGGTAAGAAAATCATGGACAAAATCATGGATGTAATGCAGCCTCAGTTTGCTGATGAATCACCTGTCAATCCATTTGACTTTTGGGGTGGTGCAAACTTTAAGTTAAAGATTCGTCAAGTTGAAGGATATCGTAATTACGATAAGTCTGAATTTGATGCACCTTCAGCAATGTTTGATGGCGATGAAGCACGTCTTGAAGAAGTTTATAATCAACTTTATAAGCTAAGTGAATTCACTGATCCAGAAAACTATAAGTCTTATGCCGATTTGAAGCGCAAGCTTTATGAAGTAATTGGCGAAGCAGATGTTGCAAATTCATTTACAACAGAACAGCAAGTTGAGTTGAATACAACAAAAGATCCGGTGACGCCCAATTCGGTTGAGTCTTCAACGGAAACGGTAGCCCCGACAAGCTCAAGCGGAAGTGATACAGGTGACTCAGATGAGGACACCCTAAGTTACTTTGCTAAGTTAGCGCAGTCTTAATAGTAGGGGTGTGCCAATTCCTAACGGTTCTAAGAGTGGTCAGCAATGGCCACTCTTTTTTTTATCCTCCAACAGTAACTAAACCTTCGTCTATCATATTCTCTTGATGAAACGTAGTTGAGCTATTTGTTTGTGAGTTGTCAACCTGGTAATAGTTATTGATTATTGAATCTATTTTTCCATTAGATTGAGATTTCATATCGGCGTTCTGTTTTTCTTCTGCTGCCATTTGAGCACCATTTTGCGCAAGCTGTTTCCTTAATTTCGCAATTGTTTCTTGAGATTTGGCTATACCTTTTTCTTCTTTTCCAAAATATTCATCTTCTCCTGCTTTAGATCGTGCTATACGCGCTTGTTCCTTTTCAATTTTAGCCTGAATTTCTTCATTGCTTTTACTAAATGGGTTTAACTTATTGATAGTATTTTTTACAGCATTCAAACTTGCATTAAGAGAATTTGCTAAATCTTGCATCACAGCTTTAAATAGATTTAATGGAGACATTAAAATATCTTTAATGCCACCCCATACTTTACCAAGAGAATCTTTAATTTTTTCTTTATCGAAAGTAAATATACCAACCACTAAATCTATTAACCCAAGGAATACGTTTTTGAAGCCTTCAATTGTTGAAGCAAATGAATTTTTAAGTTGTTCACCCGCTTCTTTAAATCCAAGGAAACCTAGGATATTTCCTAGTAAATTGCTAATGAGTTCACTAATTTTACTAATCACCTTAAACGATATGTTAACTAAAAACTTAAGTAGATTTCCAGCTAATTTCACTACGCTACCAATAAGCGTATCGTAAAGAGCAAAAAGACCTTGTTTAATTCCTTCAAGAATTCCTCCTTCTTCTTTTCCTTTCATAAATCCTTTTACGAAAGAAAATACTCCAAGAATTATTTTAAGAGGAAGGAATATTTTACCAAATACTTTACCTAAGTCTTTTGCCTTATTGGCAAAAGCTAAGAACCTTTGGAATCCTTTGCTTTTCGAAAGATTATCTCCAATAGATGTAAAAAACGTACGAATCCTTTCAACGATATTTTTAATGCCATTAATCGCTGTACCTAAACGAGTATTTTTGCGGCCGGCCTTTAGAAGAAATGCTTTAAAGTTACGACCAAAATTTATAAAGAAATCTTTAACCGAGGTGATTAAACCGCCAAAAAACCCTTTAAACACTTTAGTGTCAATAAATTTACTTACATTTGAAAACCCTTTTAATATTTTACCAAGCTGTTGGAAATATCCTTGAAAAAATCCGACTAAGAAAAAAGGAACTCCAAGTAGTACCTTACCAAGCGTTTTTAAGAATCCTTGATACTTTTTCTCCTTAAATTCTCTACGTCCAATTCCATCGTTATCCTTTAAAGCAGCGAGCATTTCTCTACGATTTTCTTCGTCTTGTAACTTATTACCCATCATAAAGTCCGATAGTCTTGAAATGTCGCGTTGCATAAGTTCGGTAAGACCTAAGACAATGTTTGAATTTTTTGCAATAGATATTCCACTATCTACTTGAGCTTCTTGTTCGATTAAGTCTCGGCTTGACTGGTTTTCAGCAGCAATTGCTGCCTTCTTAGCAGATACTCTTTGAAATCGTGCTACAATTTGGTTAAATATAAAATCACGTCTACGATAGAATTTTTCACGCTTAACGGCTCTTTCTTCAATTTCACCAGCTTGTGCTTGGGCAGCAGCAAGCTCCAGAATAACAGCACCTAACGCTTCATTTTGCGCGTTAACTTTAGTGAATTGAGCCTGTGATACACCCAATTGCTCTTGCGATAAATCTGCTATTCTTTTATTCTGTGTAATTTCGTCATCCATTTGATTTTCTTATTCTTTCGTTTTCTTCCTTTATATACTCATCTAAGAGTGATACATAAATTTGCCTTTCCCAAGGAAGCATGTTATCAAGCTCCGATAAACTATATTTATGGTGTTGAACCATAGAAAAGTTGGTTTGATAGTGATTTTGTAAAGAATCATGGGAAAGGCCTAGGTAAAAAAACTCTGTAGTCCTACTAATTCAATTTTATTTTCGTGGCCGCATTTAACACACTTAAACTCAACTGTATGTTTTAACATTGGTTGGTTTTCAATAAAATCTTGAATCTTTTCAAGATGTGTATGACTTAAGTTGTCGATAAACTCTAATACTTCTTTTGGATTTGTATCCTTTACCTTATAAACATTTTCTTCATCGTATATAACATCAATAACTGCAGCAATAGCTTTACTAAAATTTTCTGGATTAGTAATATCAGAAAGTGTTTCAATATCGTTAACCTCAACTTCTTTTAATTTTATTCCTACACTTTCTGTAAGCTTTATATCTGTTTCGGGTTTCTTTTCAGGATATACAACTTCAATATCGTTTAAGTTGACTTCAACCTTATTATATTCACCGCACTCTTCGCATTTAAATTGAAGTTCTGCAGTTTCTCCAACACTTGCTGCTCTTAATTTCAAGAACAAATATTCAATATCATAAGTTGTACAGACATTGGGATTAACCTTATCAAATGTACATGCTTTAATAATATTTTTAAGTGCTTTTAACATGGCGCCATTATCGTTTGACTCTTGCGCAATCATAAGTATCTTTTCTTCTTTTACAAGAAAAGGACGGTATTCAACCTTGTCGCCAGTAGAAGGCATCACTGTGCTGTAGGTTGGTGTTTCTAGTTTTGGTAATGTATTCATAATAATTTAATACTCTTTTAGCTAAATAATCCTCCAATCGCGTTTTTGATACCACCAAAGGTTGAGGATATGCCCCCTGATGGTTTAAAGTCATCATAAGTAAAAGTGATTGATAATTTTTGTGTTGTATCACCACTTTCATTATTTAGTTCAATAGAATTCATTGTAATAGGAAATGCGTTTTGTAGTTCAATACCGTAAATGGGAACATTCTCCTGATTTAATTGTTGAATTGTTACGTCTGTTTTATAGGTGCTATCGTAATTTTTAAGATAGGTGTTTTGATTAATAGGTAATCCAATCCACTTATCAAACATTTTTCTCATATAATAATCGTTCGTTAAATGAAATTCAAACTCAACGTCTTCATTAAAATAGCCAGTAGGATGTTTAACCGATTGTGCAAATCCGTTTAAAGGATTATCCAATGTTTGTATTTGGCGTCCCGGTAAAGAACAACGATTACATAACATAGCAATATCTCTAGGATCATTAACGAGAGAAGATGCTTTAAAATCTCCACTTAACGCAGTAATTGCAATATTTTCAAGATCAATATTAAGTATTGATTGCGCAGGAGGCCTCATAAATATCAAAAACTTGTTTGTTCTAGCCAATCCGCCACGCTTGCCGATAGTTGACTTAAAATCATCAATTGTTGTAGGATTGACGGTATTTCTTATTTTATTTAAAAGGCTCATATCATTTTACGTGAATCAGTCCAAACCTGATTCTTATTTTTTTTCTTAAAGTTTTCAGATGGCATAAACAAAACAGTTTCCCATTCACTTGCAGGTACCTCAATCATACGAGATCTTACATGCTCACTCAAATAGTGCTTAAAACATGGACCAAACATACTTAATTTTGATGCACCTTTTAAAAGATTATACGATAGTCTTAAACGGGTTGTTAAATTATATTTTTTATTTGTGGTATAGTCTGTTAATCTATCAAAAAATATTGCTCTTTGTTTATGCGGCAAGTAGTGT